AACTAATCAACAAAATTTCCGAGACAGGTAACACGTTGGTGTTAGTTGATAGAATCGAATCCGGAAAGTTTTTAGTGAACGAATTGCCCGAAGCTGTCTTTATCAGCGGCGCAGTAAAAACAAAAGATAGGAAAGAAGAGTATGACGAAATTAAAACTGCTGACAACAAGATTATTGTGGCGACTTACGGTGTGGCCGCTGTGGGTATTAATATTCCTAGGATCTTCAATATGGTGCTTTTGGAACCCGGAAAGAGCTTTGTCCGCGTTATCCAATCTATTGGACGAGGCATTCGCAAAGCAGACGACAAAGACTTTGTCCAAATCTGGGACATCACAGCAAGCTCAAAATACGCCAAGCGACATTTAACAGAACGCAAGAAATTCTATAAAGAAGCCAAATACCCATTTACAATTGAAAAGGTGAAATACTGATGCAGATATTAACATTAGACAACAAGACATTCTATCTGAATGACTTGCCGGAAGAAATAGACGAGGACATGCGGTTTGCTGTCATGGATAATAGTGATCCACAAAATCCTGATTATTTTTACTTACCATTGGTATTTTTAGAGTCATTTACTGGTCCAGCCGCAGTACTACAAATTGGTCCTCATGAGATTACTATGCCACTTGATTGGTGTTGCATTGTTGGAGATCCTACAGGACCAGAGATGGAAGTACTACCACTGACCAGTTTAAATGATCGTGGATTTAAGACATTTTGTTTTAACCCATTAAGCAGTTTCCGACCTGAATTCTTTGAAATCGACATCATTAATGTATATCAAGATGTTAAGTGGTATTTTCCTAAGATGAAGCCGGGGCAGTTACTTGCCACTCCGTTGCAACCAGGTGACAAGCCAACGTGTGCTTACTTTGTTAAAGAAGTTAGTCGTCAAAGCGAAATAGTAAATTATACACTTTGCTGGTAAAAAAAATGATAATGAATGATAAAGATTGGTTAGAACGCATTAGTATTGCCTATCGAGTATATCCGTATCCTACTAAAGAAATTGAAGAGTTTATTGTATGGTTATACAAACAATACGGAATTACGAATCCGGAGAAAAAAGATGGGAAATCTTAAGCACGGTGCAACTTACATACACGAACGGGTAGACAACGTAGTTTACGCCAGAGAGTTCGGTGCCGATCCTAGTACTAGACAAGTAGTTGGTTGGGATTATGACAAGGATAATCCAAAGTTTGATCCTCGCACCAGTGATGGTAGACCGTTAATCGAGCAGATAAGAGAAAGCAAGTTATGGGGTGAGATTCATCGAGCGGCAAAAACCAATCCCACTTTACAAGAAGCCCTTGAACGTGTTAAAATAATATATCACCTAAGCAAGGACAAAGATGGCGCTTGATATTAAAAGAGAACTAAATGCAGTAGATAAAAAAATCTACGACTTTTACGAAAAACTTTCCGATGCAGAAAAGAAAGAGTTTAGTCCCTATGTGCTAATGAGATACGTTGCGAATGTACAAGGAGACCCTGATATTCAAGCCTGGTTCTTAGAAATGACCAATGAGTTAATTAATAAAAATCATTGGGATCTGAGCAAGAATCACAAAGGTTTACTATGGAAATTATTTGCGGCATGTGGTGCAGGTGTACCTTGTTATCACCCTTATCTCAAAGCAGGCTCAAAAGAAAAAGCATTTAAGATTGAAAAGTTATTGGCTGAATTATATCCAGCATATAAGATGGAAGACATTAAAATAATGGCCAAGATGATGAGCAAAGAAGATAAAAATGAATTGTTCGATAAAATGGGTTTCGACAAAAAACAACGCAAGGAATATGAATAATGTGGACTGTAGGTGTTACTAAAGAAGGTAAGATTTTTTTAGAAACAGATGACTTTGGGGACAATATCGTCCTATGGGTTGATGGTACATTCGCAGAAATATCTGACCACATATGGTTTGCTAGTAACCTAGCAAGAAAGTTAAACGGAACACTTTGATGTTTAAATTAGAAGAACAACCTTTTGATTGCATACATTGTGGCAAGAAGTTTATGCAGGAAAAAACCCTGTTTGCCCACATGTGTGAACCTAAGCGTAGATTTATGCAGAAGGATGAAAAGCGAGTTCAAGCAGGCTTCTTTACATTTAATCGATATTACAGATTAGCGCAGGCCGCAAAGAAAGATAAGACATATGAAGAATTTTGCAAGAGTTCGTACTATAATGCTTTCGTTAAGTTTGGTAGTTTTGTTAACAACGTTAATCCTTTATACCCTGATAAATTTATCGACTATGTTATTAAGAGCGGTGTCAAATTAGATCACTGGTGTAGAGATGAATTGTACGAAACATATCTGTATGAGATGCTTAAAATAGAACCAGTTGAAAGCGCAATACAGAGATCACTTTCGACTATGATGGATTGGGGTGAAGCAACTGATGCTCGCTGGAATCATTACTTTAGATACGCAAGTCAAAGCAGAATCGTGCAACACATTCGAGATGGTAAAATTAGTCCGTGGGTATTTTTAAATTGTGATTCAGGAAAGGAACTTCTTACAAGTTTAAATCAGGATCATATGGAACTTATTACAAGTGCGATTGATTTGCAATGGTGGGTCCAACATATTAAAAAATTCAAAGCGGATGCTACGGTAGTTAAAGAGGTTTGTAAAGAGGCAGACATCCCATGAGTAAACCAATGCCATATTCAAACGCACTTTACAAATTTTGTGAAGCATTCGATGCTGTTCCGGCATCGAGTGACCGAAAGTTTTATAGACGAGAAATAGTGAGCTGGTCTAACTATAATGATCCAAATGTACATTATAAAACTGAAACAGTAGATGGAGTAGCAATACATATCCCTATCTATAAATTAGACGATTTTGTTAATGCAATTGATGAGCTGAAATATAAAGAGATGAAAATACGTGATAATGTTCCAGCTGTTAAGAAAGCATATGAAAATTATCAACTGTTATTGAAAATGTGTGGAGGCGACTATGCCGGATATTGACATTGACTTCGCTGATAGAACACGAGTACTTAATCTAATCAAGCACGTACCTGCGGCCAGGATCGACGGAGACATTAAGAAACATAATACAGGAGTTTACTGTCACAAAATTCCTATGAACCCGTTAACTGGTCTGGCAAGTATTGATTATGAAGAAGCAGAAGAGAGACAATACTTTAAGATAGATTTTCTTAATGTAAACATATATGCAGGTGTTAAAAATGAAACACATTTGCTAGAATTAATGGAGGCAACGCCGCTATGGGATCTACTGGAACAGGACGAATTCACGAATCTGCTCTTTCACGTGAATGGACACGGGCACGTATTGAGGAAAATGAAACCGAAAAATATAGAAGAGCTCGCGGCTTGTCTAGCAATAATACGCCCGGCGAAAAAGCATCTGCTAGGCCTGCCGTGGACAGAAGTGTTCGAGGAAGTATGGGTGAAACCAACGACTGATGATTACTATTTTAAGAAAGCTCACGCAGTTGCGTATGCCATGGCGATCGTAGTTCAAATGAACTTAATCTGTGAAAGTATTAGTTACGAGTTTTCTTAGCAGGACTACGTACTAATTGTATCGATTTGCGTTTGATACGTTTTTCAGCGATTTCACTTAGATTTACACTTGGCCCAAACATAAGGGCAACATCTTTACTGTTGAATGTTTTGATATACGGCCTAAACAGGGTCATTTCAGCTTTTAGGAAAATGTTAATAGGAATCTTTCTGTTACTTTCCCACCACCAAACATCGCCTAATTCTAAGAAACTTTGCTTTTCAATATCTGTTCGTATAATACCAAAGTCGTAGATACTAGTAACATTGCTGTCGAAGTTTAAAATGATGCCGATGTATTCTTCATCGTTGCATTTAATACAACTAATAAAGGGAAAATTCTTCTGAAATTCTTGGTCTTTGTTACTCTTTGATATCGCCATAAATATGTATATGTTAAAACTACCAGTCTATTTATATACCAACCGATACCAGATATTACTAGATTTGGACACAAATCAAGGAGTTAACCGCGTCATGTACCAACGAAATTTAACAGTTCAAAAGGGTTTAAAAAATAACATTCAAATCCAGTTTAAAAATAGTGATCAGAAACCGGTGGCTATCCATAACATGACTTTTATGTTTAATATGTTTAACTCCTTAGAGCACACACAGTTATTCAGTAAGCAATTACAAATTCTTGATGACGGAGTAACAACTAGTACACGCGGCCTAGCACTACTATCTATTTCAGAAAGTGACACACTAGATTTGCAAGCATCATCTTATAATTTTAGTGTCACGGCACTAGACGAGGATGGCTCATATACTCCTGCATACGCTAACACTTACTACGGCATTAGCGGTACCGCCGAAGTTAGAAATGATGTTAACCCTGTACTAAAACCTACAACAGAAATTACCAACTTTCAAGTTTTTAGGAACCCAAATCCAGATGCATTACGCTACGAATTTTACAGCGGTGATGTTACAGCCAACGCGGCATTTAAGAGTAACGAGGGCCTACATACAGCCGCAATTTACCTAGATGGATTTTCCGGTACGTTAGAAGTTCAAGTTAGTCTAGCAAACAGCCCAGCTAATCCTGGCAATGCTAATACTAATTTTACCAGTATTCAAAGTTTAGATTCAGGTGCAGTGAACAATGATTTTGTTACGGTAAATTCATTGACATACGATAACTTTACCGGAATCGATTATGTAAACTGGAGTGGTAACTGGACATACGTTCAGTTCAAGTGGATACCAATGCCTACTACTGAGTTTGGTAATCTAAACAACTTTATTCCGCCTGGTGGGATCAATAATCCACTAAAAGATAAACCGTTTTACCCAACCGGAAAGATTGACAAGATCCTGTATAGAAGCTAAAATAGTTGTATGAATCTGATTCAAGCAACTTTAACTGCGGCCTTACCTCCGAAAAGAAAGAACACTCCTAGCGGGTGGACTAGCTTCAATGCGCCATGTTGCCACCATAGGGGTGAAAAGGTAGACAAGCGAAAACGTGGCGGCATTTTGATGAACGCTGACGGATTCCAATATCATTGTTTCAATTGTGGGTTCAAAGCAGGATGGACTCCTGGTAAGTTACTCAGCAAGAACACAAGAGATTTATTTCGTTGGGTAGGAGTTCCCGATGCCGACGTATCGAAATGTGCTATGGAAGCACTTAAGAACCGAGACGAGATACAACAAGCCCCTGTACCGAAACATTTTGCGATCGAGCCACGAGAACTACCTAACGGTGCAACACCTATGTTAGAACTTTTGGAAAATGGTTGCACTGACACAGATTTTTTAGATGCTGTTGAATATATATTGAATAGAAAAATTGAGCTCGATTGGTTTGACTTTCATTGGACCGATGAACCAGGGTACAAAGATCGAGTAATTATTCCTTTTTACCTACAAGGCAAGATTGTTGGCTACACAGGAAGGAAGATACGTGACGGCTCGCCGAAATACCTAACTCATGTTAGTCCCGGGTACGTGTTTAACCTTGACAACCAAGACGACGAAAGACAGTATGTCATTGTAGTCGAAGGACAGTTTGATGCTATTGCGATAGATGGATGCGCTATAGGACATAATGAGCCAAATGAGGCACAAATCATGCGATTAGCCGCATTAGGCAAGACCGTGATAGTCGTACCAGATCAAGACAAGCCAGGTGCTACTATGATCAAGACAGCATTAGCACAAGGCTGGTCAGTGAGCTTGCCCGAATGGGGCGATGACGTTAAAGACGTTGCAGATGCTGTGAAGAAATATGGAAGAATTTACACACTTTTCACGATCTTACAGTACCGAGAGACGAACGAGATAAAAATTAAACTACTAAAGAAGAAACTAGAAAAATACAATGGCTGATCAAATTACAAACTATACATACGATGTCCAGAAGCTCTACATAGAAATGTTTATGAGCGATGCAGATACATTCATGCGTTGCTCAAACATCTTCGAACCTGAGAATTTTGACAGAAAATTACAAGAATCCGCATCCTTTATTAAAAAGTATGTAGACGAATATAAGGTAATGCCGGAACCGCAGATTGTCAATGCCAGTTGTAATTTAGACTTGAATCCAGCCGCACTACCTAAAGAAAACTACGAATGGCTGATGAACGAGTTTGAGAATTTTTCACGTCATAAGGGGCTAGAAAGGGCAATTTTACAGTCAGCAGACTTGCTTGAAAAAGGTGATTATTTTCCGGTTGAGAAACTGATCAAAGATGCTATCCAGATTAGTTTGAACAAGGATATGGGCACAAACTATTTCGAAGATCCGAGAGCACGTCTTGAAAGTTTGAAGAATTCAAACGGTCAAATTAGCACAGGATGGCCGAGCATTGACAAGAAATTGTATGGTGGATTTAATAGAGGTGAACTAAACATTTGGTGTGCGGCATCAGGTGGCGGTAAGTCTTTGTTCCTTGCTAACCTAGGATGTAACTGGGCGGCAAATGGTTTAAATGTATTGTATCTAACATTCGAGTTGGCAGAGAATTTAGTGGCTATGCGTATGGATAGTATGCTTACAGACATTCCAACTCGTGAGATTTTTAAGAGTCTAGATGACGTTGAACTCAAAGTTAAGATGCTAGGTAAGAAGTCAGGTAGTGTACAGATCAAGTATATGCCGAGCGGTAAGAACGCAAATGACATTCGTGCATATTTGAAAGAATACCATGTTAAAAAAGGTCATGCTCCAGACGTAATCTTAATTGACTATTTGGATTTAATGATGCCAATGAGCATTAAAGTTAGTCCAAGTGATTTGTTTGTTAAGGACAAATATGTGTCAGAGGAGTTGCGTAACTTGGCGATGGAAACACAGGCGATTGTGTGTACAGCGTCACAGTTGAATCGTTCAGCAGTTGAAGAAATCGAGTTTGATCATAGTCATATTTCGGGTGGCTTATCTAAGATTCAAACAGCGGATAATGTGATTGGTATCTTTACAAGTCGTGCTATGAAGGAACGTGGACGTTATCAAATCCAGTTTATGAAAACACGTAACAGTTCAGGTGTAGGTCAAAAAGTCGACTTAGAATTTGACGTCGATACACTGAGAATTAAAGACCTAGGTGATGAAGAACAGGGTAATGCAGGTAGCGGATTTAAATCACAAGGGTCATCTATCTACGAAAATCTAAAGAAGACTTCTGCAATTATCGATCAAAGCACTGGGGAAATTAAAGATCCTAACGAAGGAATATCGGTAGGTAAGATTAAGACTAAAACTGGACAAGCAGGTATTCATGCTATCCT